GTGCGAATACAGTAGTTCAATTAGGTAGAATTATTCTAAGTGATGCAACACAAGGTAAACTATTCATTCAGAATCAATTGCGTCAAGCATATGGCAGACCAAATGGTCAAGTGCTATATGCGTATGCCAATAACATTATTGGTAGCAACACAATTAGCATCAACGATTCTATTGGTGTAGTCAACGCAAATACTATTGTTGCAAATACTTTTGTGTATGGTTCTGCAACTGCTAACTCTGGTGTGACACAAACAACAAGCAGAACAACTTCTGTTACTGCAAACGGCATTTCTGGTACAATTATTGGTTATGCAGGAAGTAATTTTCAACATGGTACAGGATATGTTTTTACAGTAAACAACAGTTCTCTCCTACATAATACAGATATTGTTTTTGTTGCTGTTCAAAGTAGTAACTGTCCAGTACCTCAATTATCTGTAGCCAACACTAGAGTAGGAAGTTTTGACATCTGTGTATATAACGGATCTGGTGCAGGTAATGATGCTGCATACACAATGAACATAAACTTTGGAATTATTAGAGTTGGTTCTTAACGAATAAATAAAATACTATGTCAACAGTTAACGGTCTACTTACTACTTACGGCTCACTTGTTCAAGTTGAGTTAAATTATTTCTTTAATAATACCAACATAGGTAACTCATACCTATTTCTAGGTAAACCTGACCAATGGCCAGACGATAACAATCCACCAACGGCAACACAAGACCAAGCTACAATCAAACAGACTTTCAAACACATCTATGCCGCAAAATTATTAACAAGTTCAAATTTGGCGGCAGTTGTACCTCGTTTTGATTGGGTAACTGGTTCAGTCTACTATCAATATACAGACTATGATTCAAACCTATATGCACAAGATTCAAATGGTGTTTTGGTCAATCAGTTCTATGTAAGAAATAATTTTGACCAAATTTTCAAGTGTTTGTTTAATAATAATGGCGGTGCAAGTACAGTACAACCTGTCTTAGCACCAGGTCAAACAGACATCACACAAGTTTTACATCTTGCCGATGGTTATAAGTGGATTTACGTCACAACAATCGACAAAGGACTGAAACAAAAGTTCTTTGATAACTCTTGGATGCCAATTACTATTGGTGGTAATACACCTAACGGCCTAGTGACTTCAAAACTAGGGTCAATTGATGCAGTTAATATCACTAATGCTGGTAATAATTACTCTAATGGTCTGACAACAACTACCATCTCTATCACAGGAGATGGTGTAGGTGCAACCGCATATGCCAATGTATCTTCTAATGTCATTTCTGATATCATTGTAACAAATGCAGGTAACAATTACACCTATGCTACTGTTTCTATTACACCTAATTTAGGTTATACAGGCACAGGCGCAACAGCCAATGCAGTTATTTCTCCAATTGGCGGCCACGGATACGATCCAGTTTCAGAATTAGGTTGCAACCATATTATGTTGTCACTTGAATATGATGGTTCGGAAAATGGTGTTGTACCTGCCAACTCAGCATTTAGGCAAGTTGGTTTGATTGTTGACCCCGTAAATGTAGACGGAACATTGGCCAATAATGCAATATATAATACTGCCGATTCAGTATATGTTGCTTTTGGTACAGGTAACTTTACTCCAGGCGAACAAGTATATCAAGGATTCACAGCAAACTCAGCATACTTTACTGCTATTGTTTCTGACTTTGATACAGGAAACAATATAGTTTCGTTGATAAATAAAACAGGAACTTATGCAATTGGTGCAACTCTTAACGGAACATCATCTGGTGCCTCTAGAATTATATTAAGTTATACACCAACCAAACTTAGTGTTGGTTCAGGATACCTAATGTATTATGAGAATAGAAAACCAATTCAACGTTCACCAAATGACAATCAACAAATTAGATTAGTATTGAAATTCTAAGGAAAGAAATGATTAACTACAATGTAGACCCATACTATGATGATTTTGACCCAACAAAAAATTATCATCGTATTCTTTTTAAGCCAGGCTATGCAGTACAGGCTCGTGAGTTAACTCAATCACAAACAATCCTTCAGAATCAAATCTCTCAGTTTGCATCTTCTGTCTATGCACAGAATGTGCCTATTTCTGGTGGTCAAGTTACAACTAACTTGAAATGTCAATACATCAAATTGAACACCACATACAACGGTGCTTCAATTGACGTTAATGCTTTTAATGGCGCAACAATTACAGACTCAGCAAACACAAAGAATGTTCTTGCTCAAGTTATTGCGGTTGCACCTGCAACAGGAACATCTGTAAATCCAGGTGACCCACCAACATTGATTGTAACCTACTTAACAGGTACACAATTTTCTGACGGCATGACAATCTACCAAGTAAATGGTACATCTGTTACTGCTATCGCAACAACAATTGGTACATCTGGTGGTACAACTTCTGTTGGTAATTCTTCAGTTGCTTCTATCGGTGCAGGTGTATTCTATGTGGTTAACGGATACAATAGTGTTGTTAACGCTAGTGGCCAAACTAACAAGTATTCTATTGGTAACTTTGTTAATGTTAACCCACAAACAATCATTCTAGACAAGTATGATAATACTCCGTCACTTCGTCTTGGTCTAAACATTACAGAAACAACTGTAAACTATTCTACCGACTTATCATTGTTAGATCCAGCCACTGGTTCTACAAACTACCAAGCACCTGGTGCAGACCGTTATCAAATCAATTTAACACTTGAAACTCGCCCATTACTATTAGGTAATGACGATACATTCATTGAGTTAGTCAAGTACAATACTGGTCAAACACAACTACAAACTAACCAATCCGTATCAGCAACTATCGATGACTACTTTGCTAAGCGTACATCTGATACGAACGGTGACTTTGTTGTTTCAGATTTCAATTTAACACCAACAACAAACACAATTAACTCAAACACATTTGATATGCGTGTTGGTAAAGGTGTTGCGTATGTTAAAGGTTACCGCCTAGAGAATTCATCAGACCTAATCGTCAATGTGCCTCGTGCAAGAACAACATTGACTGCAAACAATAACACATTGTATATGGACTATGGTTCATATTTCTATGTTGACACAGTACAAGGTTTGTTTGATACAACATCAGGTCAGGCAGTTGACTTACATCTTGTTCCGTTGGCTAACGTTATTACAACAAATACAACAACTTACAATGCAACATTATACGGTAGAGCTCGTATTCGTGGTCTAACTTATGACCACAACTCTACTGATGCTAACACATTATCTTATGTGTATCGTGCCTATGTGTATGATGTGGTTGCAAATACTTTGACAAGTAATGCTTCTGCTGCAACTTACAACACAATTACATTCTACGATACAACAGGTAAATTCTCTAATGTATCCAACACATATGTTGGTTCTACATTGTTGATTACATCTGGTACAGCAACAGGTTATATTGGTACAGTTATTGCATACAACGGTGCAACTAAGACTGCTACTGTTGCAAACACATTCTCTAATACATCAGGTATTATTCCAACAACTACATCACAGTTCTCATTGGCATTGCCAGTAAGTGGTGTACAAACTATTGCAAACGCAAATAGTTCTTTTGCTATTTCATCTAGTGCAAATATTAATCCATCAGGTAAAGTTGGCGGCATCTCTACTGGTGCAACTATCTTTGAAAGTCCAAATCAGCCTGAATTAATTTTCCCATTAGGTAATCCATATGTTTCTTCTGTAACTGGTGGTTCATATTCATCAACACAGATTTTTAGAAACGTAGCATTTGGTGGTACAAACGGTGCGGCCTCATTGCAAATCAATTTACCTACTGTCAACCCAGCATACTCTGGCGTTGTGACATTTGAAGGTGGTAATGCTGGTTCTGCATTGAACGTGGATGCTGTTAAGAGAAACTTTACAGTTATTGTTACATCAACAGGTGATACTGCAAATAACGGTACTGTTGGTTCAATTATGGACTTCTGTTCATCTGGTAATACAGTAACAATTTCTTCCGATTCATCAACAGTTACTTTTGCTTCTAACAAGTACACAGTATCTTCAGGTCTAACTGTAACTGTTATTGCACAAGTTAATATTTTAAATGCAGATTCTCCTGCAATTCTAAAGACAAAACAATTAGTTACAGGTAATACATCTCAGATTGATATTACTGGACCAGATTCTTCTGGTGCATCATTGACTGATGGTTACACATTTGTTTCTACTGCAAACGGTCAAGTGTATATTCAAAACGCAGGTTTAAAAACATCTACTGGTGTTAATCAATCGTTGTATGTTGCTGACGTTAAGAACATTGTTAAGATTATTGATACAGGTGCGCCAGGTATTACACCTACATTATCAATGTTATCAAATCCAGGTAACGATATTTCTGGTAACTATTCATTCAATAACGGCCAAAAAGATACACACTACGGTCATGCCTTCTTGACATTAAATCCAGGTGCGCCAGTACCTAAAGGTAACATTTTAGTTATCTTTAATTACTACAAGACAACATCTGGTGGTGATGGTTACTATTCATATATGTCATACACTAACGAAGCGTATGCACAGATTCCTACATTCATAAGTTCACACGGCAAGACTTATAATCTGCGTGACTGTATTGACTTTAGACCACGTAGAAAAGATGGTACTGCACAAGTTGTTTATCAGTATTCTTCTGGTGATCCAACGACAACATATTATGCAGGTTACTATATTCCACAATCTACTACAAACTGGAATAGTACATACTCTTACTACCTAGGTCGTAAAGATAAATTGGTTCTGTCTAAAGACAAGAACTTCCAATTGGTTCAAGGTACTCCTTCATTGACACCTATTGCACCAACAGAACCAAATGGTTCATTGTTGATTGCCAATATGTCTTTGGATCCATATACTGCTTACATTCCAAGTGAAGCACCAACAGGTAGTTTACCTAACTTCTCATTACAGCGTGTATCACATCGCCGTTGGACGATGTCGGACATCTCTGACCTACAAACTCAAGTTAATAACATTGAATACTACACATCATTGAATACACTTGAGCAAAGTAC